GGACAATATAATTTAGGCGACAATGATGCTTTTGATCTTACACAATTTGGAATGTTTTTGGCAAATGATACTTTATTCTTTAACTTCCACATAGAAAGCATGGTAGAAGCATTAGGCAGAAGATTAATGCCTGGAGATGTTTTAGAGATTCCACATTTAAGAGATGACTTACTACTTGGTAGTGACGATGCTATAAACAGATTTTTTGTAATTACAGATGCAAGTAGACCTGCAGAAGGTTATGACCCACGTTGGTGGCCTCACTTATGGAGAACAAAAGTAGGTCCTATTACAGATTCACAAGAGTACAGAGATATACTTGGTAGTGGTGAAGAAGAAACTGATTTAAGAAATTTAATTAGCACTTATGCAAATGAAATAAACATTAATGATAAAATTTTAGAACAAGCAGAAAGAGATGTTCCATATGATCCACAATATCGTGACACAACTCATCTATATTTTGATGAAGAAGTTCCAGATAAACCTGTCGTAGGATTAAGTTTTGGTGGTAATGATGGACAACCTATTAATGGTTTAAGTATTGTAGGAAGTGGAGAAACTTTCCCAACAAGTGGTAAATATGATGGAGACTTTTTTCTAAGTACTGACTTTAGTCCAAATAGACTATTTAAAAAGTCAGGATCACGTTGGCTAAATGTTGGTACAGATAAAAGAGGTAATTGGTCAGCCGCAAATAGAATATTATCTACATTTATTAATAACGATAATACTACAACAACAAGCGATGGCGAAGCAATGAACGAAAGAGTGAATTTAAGTAAGGTTGTAAAACCGCAAACGGATAATTAAAATGAGACTAAAAGACATAACACCAAAACGTATAGTTAAAGAAAACGAAGAACTTATTTCTAAGTTAGAAGATAAGAAGTTTGATTTAGAAATGGCTTTAAGTCGTGCCAGAGAAGAAACTAAAAATATAAAATATGCAGATATGCATATGGAAATAATTAATGCTGTTTCTAATATTGCAGAAGAAAACGGTATTGAAATGGACGAATATAATATAAATCAAGTCTATCAAGCAAAAAATAAATTAGAAAGTGCAATTTATCAATTAGAAGAAGATTTTGAAGAAGCAATTAGAGATATTTCAAATAAAATTGACGAACTAGAATACAGCGAAGATTAATATGGCAGGAAAAAATTTAGATTACTGGTATGATGAACAGATTAAAAGGTATCTTATACAGATAATTAGAATCTTTTCAAATTTTAAAGTAAGAGAATATACTGACAAAGGTGTTAATTACAATAGAGTACCAGCAAGATACGGAGATAGTAGCAGAATGGTTGCTAGTATTTTGCGTAATAATTCAGAAAATATTATAAACAGTTCTCCTTTTATTGCAGTTACTATACAAAGTATCCAACCAGCAAGAGATAGAACACACGAACCTTTTCTTGTAGATACACAACAGGTAGCAGAAAGAGAATTTAATAAAGAAACAGGTGCTTATTCTACTGAGCAAGGAAATTTATATACCACACAAAGATATATGCCAGTACCATATAACATGACTATTAATGTTGATATATGGACAACTAATACAGATACAAAATTACAAATTTTAGAACAAATATTTGTACTATTCAATCCTAGTATTCAACTACAATCAAACAGTAATCCTTTAGACTGGACAAGTGTATTTGAAGTAGAATTAGCAGACATAAATTGGAGTAGTAGAAGTGTACCAGCAGGTGTAGATGAAAGTTTAGACATATCTACAATGTCATTTACAAGTCCAATATGGATAAGTCCTCCTGCAAAAGTTAAAAGACAAGCAATTATACAAAGAATAATAAATGATATACATTCTACTCCTGATATTGGAGAACTAGGATATAGCGAAGACTATGCAGACTTTTTTGGACCAACTGCAGAGTTGGCAGAAGTAGTTGTTACGCCTAATGATTTATATTTGCAAGTTACAGGTAGCACAGCAAAATTAGTAAATGCTAGTAATGTGGGTCAAAAATGGTCAGACATTATAGAAATGTTAGGCGAACTTAAAACAACAAGTAAATTAAAATTAAACATATCATCAGATACAGATAATGAACTAAACATGCTAGTAGGAAGTGTAACAAAAAATCCAGTTGACGATACTGCTCTTATATTTAATTTAGATACAGATACTTTACCTGTAGATACATTAACAGATGTAGATAAAATTATAGACCCTACAACAAATTATCCTGGAGACGGAACATTAGCGGCCGCTTCAACAGGGCAAAGATATCTTATAACAGAGCAAATAGATGAAATTGGTTATCCTAATTGGGGAGTAGATGCACAAGAAAATGATATTATTACATATGATGGTTCAAAATGGTCTGTAGTATTTGATGCAAGTGCTAATTCAGATACAACACATTTTTTACACAATACATTTACATCCAAACAGTTTAAGTGGACAGGCGTAGGCTGGATAAGTAGTTATGAAGGCGAATATAGACCTGGCTTCTGGAGACTTGTATTATAATGAAAACCACAGCGGCAGGAGTTGTATTTCTTGCCAAAGACACAGGCAGATGTTTACTACAACTCAGAGAAGGAACAAAAAGATTTAATCACACTTGGGGGTTCTGGGGAGGTATTATTGAAAAGGGAGAAACTCCTTTTGAATGCATACAAAGAGAACTAGATGAAGAAATAGGCTTTGTTCCAGAACTTCAAAAACTTAATCCTATAGACGTATATCAAAGTAAGGATAAAAACTTTTACTATTACAGTTTTGTCTACGTTGTAGATCAAGAATTTATGCCTCCAAAATTAAATGGTGAGAGTGCCGGATACGCCTGGGTAAACATAGGACAATGGCCAAAACCACTACATAATGGTTCTAAAATTACACTTTTTAAAAATGGTGGCACAGAAAAACTACACACTATATTAGAAATCAATAAAGAATAAATAATAGTATGACCAAAGGCGAAATCATAGATTTTGAGGTCTTGCGAATACAAAATGATTTGGATAACTTTCAGCGAACTAACACAATACCACATACTATATTAGAAGGCACATTTGATATAGAAGAAATAAAGGATGTTTTTTTAAATAAACTTCCGCCTAAGTATAAAAAAATAGGTAAAAGACTCGTAAACGAATACTACGAAAAAATAAATGAAAATTTAGAGTCTTTAAAAACTGCGATGAAACGAGACTACGACAGAGTCTTTAAAAACATGGCATCTGCTCACGAAAGTTTTAGGTATAGACAGATAATGAACCTGTATAGGCCTGGAATAAATCCAATTAGAGCATTGTATTATCAGACCCGAGACGTAAGCAGGAGATACAATCCTGAACATCCTTACCACTATTGGTTAATAGATTTAGTAACTGATTTAGAATATAACAATATTATTTTAGATGCATTAAAAAAAGATATAAGCAAATTAGAACGTGTAATAAAAAGATATTATTACCCTATTACAAAAATAGATGATAATATACCTTTAGAATTATTTCATGCAAAACAACAATTAAAAGATTTCAAACATTATTACAAATATTTTAGAGATATAAAAAATTGGAGACCTGACGAATAATTATTCAAACGTGGTTGCTTTTAAACTGCACACTAATCTGTTTTGTTTATTGTCAGAATTTACAGCACTATGCCAACTATTAGGACCAGTCCTAAATAAAAATAAACTTCCTGGATTACCACCTACTATTTTATAAGGTGTATCACTTGTTTCGCTTTCGTATATTTCAGTACCAAAAACATATTCAGGATTACAATATAAAACTCCTCTAACAAATGGATTAAGAGGCGTCTCCTCATCACCATAATAATCATTATGTTTATGTAATTTCTGATCTGTGCTTATCATATTTTCAACACCATAAAAATATTTACAATTAATATCCCATACACTATTAATTGCATTCACGATTTCATCATTTTTTTCTAAAATTTTTTCTAATATATCAAGATATGGTGTTACATGTTGTGGGCCATCATTATTAAAAAAACTTTTATCAGATATATTTTGAATAGAGTTTATGTAATTATTAAAAGCATTCTTATCTTCTAAGCCTGTTATAAAATTTTCTATACAAATATATTCAAACGGATATTTAATTAAATTTTCTTTGCAAATTTTATCAATGTTTTGTACTTGAACCATTATTTAGAAGTTTTCCTCTCAACTCCGTCCCAATCACCTTTTGGAACTGGTTGTTTAATTCTTTCTGCATATAAATCTGCAAGTGTATGGTTCCAATTATGCTCTTTTATAACTTCTATTTGATGAGCACATTCGGCCCATTCTCTGTTTTGATAAGCATCTACCATTCTGTTAATTACTCTAACTTGTTTTGCATCTGTTAATATTGTATAAATTGTTACTGGTGCTGTTTGTCCTTTTACTGCAATTTTATCTAATGTAACTAATCCTATAGGATCTTTTAAATGTTTTAGTGTGTGCTCAGTAAACATAAAAAATACACCATACTCTTTTGTTTGTGCTTCTAATCTTGCGGCTAAGTTTACACTATCTCCTAAAACAGTATAATCAAATCTCTGATTACTTCCCATATTACCTACAACAGCATCACCAGTATTAATACCTATACCAACTCCTAATTGCATTAAACCATCTGCTTTCAGTTCTTTATTAAGTTTTTTAAGTTCAACTTCCATTTGTTGTGCTGTTTCTATTGCCAACTGAGCATGATTATCAACATCTAGTGGAGCATTCCAGATAGCCATCAAGGCATCACCAATATATTTGTCTATTGTGCCTTCTTTTTGCATTACAAGATCAGTCATTGGTGTCATATATCTGTTTATTAGTTTTCCTAATCCTTCAGGATCTGTTTTAAACTGTTCTGATATTGGGGTAAAGCCTCGAATATCTGAGAACAAATAAGTCATTGTTCTAGTATCCCCACCTAAACGTAATAGGCTTGGGTCTTTCTGTAACTTTTTAACCATTGCAGGAGCAAGGTAATGTTCAAATTGCTTTTTAATTTGTTCACGTAATTTGTATTGTTTGTAAAAGTTATTAAATGCCGCCTGTGTAAATACTAAAAATCCACTTAAAACAGGAAAAGTAGCATCTAATAAAACTAAATCATTTGTATATTTGTAAACACTAAAATATGCCATTCCTCCTAAAACACTTAAACTAATTGGTGCGGTCCATAATAGAGGTAATTTATATACTGCTAAAGCAATAAGAATCATTGTCAAGAAAGCAACGACCAACTCTGTCACAGCACTT